CCTTCCGGCGATAATTACAACCTCCGCATCGACGGCCGCACCCGCCAGTTCACGCTCGACGCCATCAAGGCCATCATCGAAGGCGCTGACCCGGCCACCGTCGGCAATAAGTAATCTCTTCCCATGAGCACCACGCCCAAGACCCCCACCGCCACCGCCGCCCTTGTCGCCGCCCTCGCGGCCCTCGACAACGTGAAGGCCAACAAGATCGTGAAGGCCAACTTCACCGCCAAGTACGTGTCCCTCGACGCGCTGCTCGACGCCGTGAAGCCCGTCCTGCTCGACCACGACCTCGCCCTGATCCAGACGCTCGTCAGCCAGGACGGCAAGGTCGGCGTCTCTACCGCCTTCCTCCACGCGTCCGGCGAACGCTTCGACTTCGGGACGCTCCTGGTCAAAGCCGAAGGCCTGACCGCCCAGCAGATTGGCGGGGCCATCACTTACATCCGCCGCCAGTCGATTCAGACCGCTTGCGGCATCTCGGTCGACCTCGACGACGACGGCTCCTTGGCCTCTGGCATTCGCTCTGCGGCCATTTCACCCGTCACCCCTGCCACCCCCCGCCCCCTGACCCGATGAGCGACCCTAAAGACTTTAATCCCTTCGACCCCATCTCCGCCGCGATGGGGGCCATGCACGGCCAGAACCTCATCGCGGCTAAGGACGCCCGCATCCGGCAGCTGGAAGAGCGCCTTGAGGGTATGCGCGAGGCCGGTGACCAACTCTGGTACTGCGTCCGCCACGCGCAGCGCATCCACGCCGACGAGCTCATCGAGGCCATCGAGGAATGGCAGGAGGCCCGCAACCATGGCTGATGTCCCCAAGGGCATCGCCACGATCGCGAAGACCGTGCCCCGCCAGTTCGCCCTCCTGCTCCTCCTGGACGGCTACCCCTACGTCGAGATGACCGCCCGCAAGTCCGCCGACTTCATGACCGACCTCAACGCCTGGAAGCGAAAGACCTACCCCTCCCTTTCCCGGTCTAACGTCCGATTCTTTACGCTCGCTCCGACCGGGGAGGTTAAAGAACTTACCTTTACCAAATGACCAACCGCGAATACCTGAGGAACGTCCTCACTCAGTTAGCCGGCGAAGTCGCCGCCCTCCGCCCGACCGCTGAAGACGCTCCCCGCGTCTACTGCGACGACCTCCACAACCTCCAGACCGCTATCGACGCGGCCGCAGCCGAACTCGACTTGCTCGACGCGGAGAACATCGAAGAGGCCTATCACATCAAGCCCGTGTATGATCGCATCAAGGCCGTCATCGCCCACGAGCGTGTCCTCCGCAATCAGCTCGACCGCGTAGCCCTCGCCGCCGACAACGCCCTCGACCTCTGCAACCTCCTTTCCGCCCACGTCGAAGAGCATAACCCGAACGAAGACGACGCGGCCCTCTGACCTTCCCACCAAAACAAACCCATGCCACAGATCCACGACCGAAAAGAATACCGCGCCTTCCCGGCGCTGAACCAGTCCGCCGCGAAGCTGCTCGTTACGAACTCCCCGGCCCATTACCAGGCTTACATGAACACCGAGCGCGAAGAGACCAAGGCGCTGCGCTTCGGCACGTTTGTCCACTCCGCCATTCTGGAGCCGCACACCCTTAACGACCTCTACGCCACCGCCCCGGACGTGGATAAAAGGACTAAGGACGGTAAGGAGCAGTGGGCCGCCTTCGCCACCGCCAACGCCGGCAAGACCATCCTCGACGCCGAAGAGTCCGCGATCGGTCACCTCGTCGCTTCGCACGCTCGCCTCGCGCTGAAGCATCACGGCGTGAAGTTCGACGCGACCGAGGTAATGTATCATGTCGATTACAACGGCATCCCGCTGAAGGCCGCCATCGACGGCGTGGCTGGCGACTACCTCTGGGACATCAAGACGACAGGCGCTGGCGAGGCCACTCCGGCGGGCATGCTCAAGAGCATCCGGGCCTATCGCTATAATCTGCAAGCATACTGGTATCGCCTGGTGTATGAACTTGCCACGGGCAAACGCCCCCTCGGCTTCCGTTTCCTCTTCGTCGAGAAGGAGCCGCCCTTCGCCACCGCTGTCTGCGAGATCGGGCCTGAGCTGATGTCCTATGCCATCTCCGACTTTGAGAAGGCCGTGAACCTCTACCGCGACTGCTCTGCCTCCGGCGTCTGGCCCGCCTACCCGGACGACATCCAGGTGATCGACATCAAGTCCACCTCCACCGCTCAGACCATCAACTTCGCCTAACATGGAACCCAATAACGACCGCAAACCCCTTAAGTCCATCGAGACCGCGGGAACCTATAAACTGAAACTCATCAAGCCCGCCTTTGACAAGGTCAAGGTCTGGGAAGACGGCACGGTCTCCTGCCGCCTCTTCTTCCTCGACGACCAGGGCAACTGCCTGAGCAAGTCCTACTCGTCGAAGTGGGCCAAGCCCCTCGCGATGCTCGTCGGCAAGTTCTCCTCGAAATACACCGAAGAGCTGCGCCTTGATGCCACCCCCGCCGAGTTCATGACCTACTGCGAGCCGGCCTTCGGCAAGACGTGCCTGGTCGGCGTCGAGGCCACGCCGTCGGGCGAGTATAACGGACGCCCCCAATTTAAATATAAACTCACGTTCCCTAAGGGGTCTCAGCGTCCGGTCGTCTCCGAGCCCCTGCCAGAGAACCCGCCCTTCTGATGCACAACCTCGCCAAGATCCGACAGGCTCTGGTCGACGCGCTGTTAAAGGCGCCCGACCTTAGCCTCCGCCGCGTGCGCCGTAAACTCGGCATCTCCGCCCGACAGACGCGCAAGGCCTCACGTATCGCAAAAGCCCTGCGCACGGCTCCCGCAGCCGAATGACCTCTATGGCCGCGCCGACTCTCGTCCTGATCGCCGGCTTCGCTAGGGCCGGGAAGGATACACTCGCCTCGGGCATCCTGGAGTGGTCGACACGACCCTCCCGTAAGCAGAACTTCGCCGACTACCTGAAGGACGCGTCAAACGACTTCCTGATGTCGCTCAACTTGCCCGGGGACTTTCATCAGGAGGCCTTCAAGGTGCAGCACCGCGACTTCCTCGTCGCCGCTGGCCGTCTCGCCCGGTCAATCGACGTCGACATCTTCGCCAAGAACCTCGCCAACTTCTGCCCGATAAATATGGATCCCGCCGGAGTGGCCCCCGAGACGGTCATATGCAGCGACCTTAGGTATGCTAACGAGGTCGAGGTATGCCAGGACGTGCTCATCGACCTCGGCTGGAAGGTGCGCACGATCTACGTCTCCACCGCCGGCATCGGCCCCGCCAACCCCGAAGAGCTCGACAGCATCGCCGAGATCCGCGAGCGCCATTCCTTCGACCTGGAGCTGACCTTCGCCCCGAACTCCCGGAATACCATCATGCAGGAGGGTCGCTACATCGCGAAGACGTGGCGACTCTAGACCCTGAGACCGTCGCCTGGGGCAAGCGCATCGGCATCTCCCGCGAGCGCCTTGAGTTCCTCGCCGCGTGCCCGAAGTATACCCGCACCGGGCGAAACGACAAGCCCGCCTACATCAAGACGGAGAACCCTAACCACCACCTCCAGAAACTCGGCTCCTGCTGGTGGCTGCGCATCCGTCGGCGCAAGACGGACATCATCCACAACCTGGGCAAAGACCTCGACACCGCCCGCAAGCACCGCGACGAGATGCTCGCGGCTTACGATGCCGGCCAGCCTATCCCCCACCTTAACCAATGAGCACCCCGACCCGATTCGTGGCCTTCGGCGATAACCACGGCGACATGGCCGACGACAACGCCGTCGAGGCCCTCGTCGAGTTCATCAAGGACTACAAGCCGACCGTGCGCGTCCACCTCGGCGACTGCTTTGACTTCCGATCGCTCCGCCGCGGCGTGGGTAACGATGCCGAAGGCGCTGAGTCCCTCGCGGCTGACATCGCCGGCGGCGAAGACTTCCTTGAACGCACGAAGCCCACCGTCTACCTGATGGGCAATCACGAACACCGGGCGACCGCCCTTCAGCATACCTCGGGCTCCGCCCTGGTGCGCGACTACTGCGCCGACCTAGAGGCCCGCATCAAGACCACCGCGAAGAGCTGCGGGGCCAAGACCATCCTGCCCTACCACGCCGAGAAGGGCGTCTACCGCCTCGGCCCGGTCGCCTTCATTCACGGTTACGCCCACGGCATCAACGCCACGGCAGAGCAGGGGAAGCACTACGCCGACCGCGGAGGGGCTCTGATCCACGGACACACGCACACGCTCGCCCAGGTTAACTTGACGAAGCATGAGGGCGGGGCGGCATTCTCCGCCGGCTGTCTCTGCCAGAAGGACGCCATGGCCTACGCGTCGCATCGCCTCGCCACCTCCCGCTGGGGCTCAGGCTTCGCCGCCGGCTGGGTCGACGGGTCGGACTGGAAGGTCTGGCTCGTCCACCGCGTCGGCAGCCGATGGGTCTGGACGACCGACCTCAAGGTCTTCACCCCGAAGAGCAAATGAGACGCTTCGACCCCGCCCGACTTATCGAGGCGCTGCGCAAGGAAAACGAAATCCCTCCGCCCAAGGGATGGTCGACCGTCGAGCAGATCAGGCAGGAACTCCAGCTCCGCCACGTTCGCAACGCATCTTCCCGGGCTTATGACATGACCCGCCGCGGTCTCCTGGAACGTCAGCCCCATCAGTTCAGGGCCGACACCGGGCAATGCCACAAGGCCTACGTCTACCGACCGCTCCCGCCCTACCGCTCTTTCAAACAGGCCTCCGAACAGTTGTCCCATCACAACCAGGACAAAGTCCCCAAGGGATGGGTTCGCATCGTCGACATCGCCGTCGAGCTGCGCGTGTCCGATGTCGCCGTCCGTGGCCGCATCAGCCGTGCCGGCCTTAAGCCCAGATACTTCAAGACCTCCCGCGGCATCATCGGCCTTCACCGTAACGCCTACTACCTCAAGAGCGCCGTCATGGCCCTCTACCGTTAAAACATTTGACGCAGGGCATCCACGCCCCCAAACCTCCACCCCTCTTCTATGATCCCGCCGAACAACGTCGCCGCGGAACGCCACCTTATCGGCGTCATCCTCCGAGACGCCCTACCCTTCCCGCCTGACCTCAAGGCCTCCGACTTCTTCGATGGTACGCATGCCGACATCGTCGGGGCTATCCTCTCCCTAGCCGTCGACGGCATCCGGGCAGACGAGCACACCGTCACCCAGAAGCTGCGCGAGATGAAGTCGCCGGTCGAGGCCGCGACTGTCTCGCTCCTGGTCACCGACTCAGGCTTCGGCGAGTATCGACCCGAGCATGCCGACCTGATCGCGAGCGCCGCCCTGCTCCGTCAGGCCGCGGACGCCGCCGCGAACGCCACCGACCCGGACACCCTGCTCGACCATTATGCCCGCCTAGCCGAACAGCGCAAGGCCTCCAAGCGCGAGAAGGATACCGGCGAATGGTTCGACCTCGACGCCCTCGACGACTTCAACCCGCTCGACGACCCCACCGTGCTCGTCGGTAAGGCCCGCCGCTGGCTCTGCGAAGGTTACGCGGTCTCCATCGTCGGCTTCTCCGGCACGGGCAAGTCCTCCCTGATGATGCAGATCGCCACGTCGTGGGCCCTGGGGCAGTCCGTCTTCGGCCTAGCACCCGTCCGCCCGCTAAGGACGCTCATCCTTCAGGCCGAGAATGACGGCGGGGACATCGCCGAGGCTTGGCAGGGCTCGACGTGCAAGATGACCTCGACCCAGAAAGCCACCCTTAAGCAGAACATCGCCATCGTCCGCGACACCCGCCACATCGGCAGCGCCTTCCCTGACTTCCTCGAAAGCCTGATCGTGCGACACCGGGCCGAGGTCGTCTGGATTGACCCCCTTCTCGCCTATGCCGGCTTCGACATCGCTGACCAGTCCCTGACCACCGAATGGCTACGCACCCAAGTCGACCCCGTCCTTAAGCGAACGAAGGCCGCGATGATCTACATGCACCACACGACCAAGCCGAAGTCGGCCGACGACCTGGACAGCATGACCCCCTCTCAGCTCGCCTATCTCGGCGCAGGATCCGCGGAGTGGGTAAACTATTCAAGGGACGCTGGCTTCCTTTACCGAACTAAGGGCGAGCCCGCCCGGTACAAGTTCGGCTTCTCTAAGCGCGCCTCCCGCTGCGGCCTCCTCGACATCAATGACGAACGGGCCAAGTCCGGCTTCATCTACCTTCAGCATAGCCAGGAGGATGACGTCCTCCGCTGGGAGTATGCCCCGACCGCCGGGGAGGTCGCCCCCTCGCGTACCGATTCCAGCCCCGCCAAGGGGCCAAGGAGCCGTCCCGATTACGTCTAAGGGGTAGGACACCCCTAACCCCCTAAAGCCCCCCTCTTCTCCCCTAATCATGACCTCATCGCTAGGGTATGCAAGTCCGTCTACCGCAAGGGTAGTTATTTATACTTCTACCCCCTATGCTGGCGCACGGGGGAAGATAAATAATATTCAGGCCGCACCTTACCGAGTTAACGCCCCATGCCCCGCAAACTGACCGCCGCTCAGCTGGCCTTCCTCAAGTTCCGCCGCGAACTGACCAAGCGCCGTCGCTGGCTCTGGAAGAACAAGAGGGCAGTCATGGAGAAGGGACGGGGCAAGGCCACCGCCCGGGCCACCGAGATCCGAGACGACGCAAAGGTCTACTTCCTCGACACCGTCAGGGACTGGCCGGCAGAGATGACACCCGCGCAGCTCGACGCCCTTCTCCTGGACATCCCCTATACCCGCAAGGGCAAGAAGCGCAGGAAGAGACGAGACTCCCTGATCCGTAGGCTCCGACTGTTAGGCCTGATTGAATACGTGCCGAGGTCGAACACCTGGCACAACCTTTGCACGTTGCCCCCGTCAAAACCTTCTGCACCGTCCGAGATGAATGACCAAGGCCCGACTGAATGACCTGACCGCTCCGGCGGATGAGGCCCGGTCTTTCGATGCGTGGTTTTTTTCTCAGCCGAAGAAGATCCAGGAGAAGATGCGGAACTCCGGCGTCCTGCCTTACCGCGAGATGGTGCAGCACCGGCACGTCTTCGCCGTGAAGGACGAGCACGTTGAATGGATGCGTACGGATAATCAGGAGCACGTCGAGGTCGACGCCTTCATCGCTCGCGATCATGTGGCCGTGATGCTTAAGGCCTTCATCGACGCCCTGGCTATGTCCGACTGTTTCCGCTTCCGCCGGCACGTCGAGCTGATCCGATGGGCGCTCAGTCTTCCCGGCTGTCTGCCCTCGCGTATCATCGGCCGCATGTATGGCCTGAGCCATGAGGCTATGCGCAAACGTGCCCGGGCCATCCAGTTGTCCGTCAACTCCGACGCCCACGGCTTGTTCCCTCACGTGAACAGCAAGCGCGACAAGATGCGCGTATCATTCGACAGTCATAAAGCCTCATAATATATGATTGCCTGTCGTTTAGTAATGAAAGCCTCCAATCGTATCGCCTCCAGCACCCCCAATACCCCCGCTAGGGAGTCTTCTAAGGGGGGTTTTTCGTCGCGTTGGACGGCACC